CCTTGATTTCCTGAGGAAGCATCTCTAGTATTAGACGTTACATTTATTGTTCCCATTTGGGAATCAGATAAAGTTTTGTTTGAATCTACAAAATTAGCAGCACCATTAGAAAGTGAGTGGACTGATGTTGTTAAGTCGCCTACTTCCAACTTAGCACTAGGACTACTAGTCCCTATCCCTACGTTAGTTCCATTATCAAATATAAGACTATCCTGTAATCCTTCAGTACCATCCCATTTGACTAGGAAGTTATCTGTACCACTAGGTTTATTAGTTAAGTCGTCCCAATCCCCTGAGATTCCTGCTTCCCCTTGTATTCCTTGTTCTCCTTGAGGACCTTGTATACCTTGAGTACCTTGAGGACCTGCATCTCCTTGTATACCTTGTATACCTGTATCGCCTGTCTCACCCTGAATACCTTGTATACCTTGAGTACCTTGAAGTCCTTGAGGACCTTGAATAGAACCACCATCAACAAAAGAAGTTCCATCAAATATATGAAGACTATCATCAGCCTGAACTAAATAAGCATCTCCTTGTACATTACCACTAGAAGGAAGTGAAGCTTCATTAGCTACCTCACCTTTAAATGTCACACCTGTACCTGTAGCACCTGTTTCACCTTGAACTCCCTGAATACCTTGTTCACCCTGAATACCCTGCGCACCTGTTTCACCTGTATCGCCCTGAACTCCTTGCTCTCCTTGAACTCCTTGCTCACCTTGTATTCCTTGTACTCCTTGCTCTCCTTGAACGCCCTGAGCTCCTTGAATACCTTGCTCACCTTGTATACCTTGTTCACCTGTATCACCTTTGGGTCCTCTTAAAGGACCTGCAAAGATTGATACTACTTCTTGGTTGTCTATTACTGTTACTTGTATATTATCCATTTGTTACGTCTTGTAATACTTTAAATGTTCCACCTACATAGGTTTTAATGTCTCCATTAGGAAATGTTGTTTCCACGTCATAGTAATAAGTTCCTACTTCAAAATCAATAGGAGTAAACTTATCTATTTCAAATCTGCCGTTAGTAGCATCAGTCATAGTTATACCTGCTGTAGTATCTACGCTCTTAACTACGTGACCTTTTTTACTGTTGTTTCTAAACTGAACCCTTACAGTAACATCTGTTAAATCTATAGGAGCACCTACCGCATCATTATATTCGAACTCCACTCTTGAGAAGGTGTCGTTCTTTATTCTATCACTTAATTTCTTTACTACCATCTTGTATATTTTTTTTAATATCAGTATCTAAGTCTTTTATAAAGGAGTCTAACTTGTCTTTATAAATACTCTTTAATTTATATTTGTTTATGTCTTCCAATCCCATCTTATTAAAGTTATCCTAAATAAAACCCTGCTGTGTTAGCGTCCTTATCAGGACTCATATCCTCTGTTGTATCATTATACTCAGGGAATAATATACTATTATCACATAAGTAATTGATAAGTCTGTTTGTATAGAAAACAGCCTTATCGTTAGCTCTATTAGCTAAGCCTGCAATCTCTTCTCTATCAAGTGTAGAAGCATTGTCTGATGAGTGCTTAAATAAGCCTTTATTAGACAGTGTATAACTTGCGAAGGGTATATACTCAGCTTGAGTGTACCAAGCCAACATAGGCTTTATAAAGTCGTCTAAGAGGCCTTTATAGTCAGAGTTAGCTGCATCAATTATAGTTCCGTTAGAAACTAATAACATTAGCTTTCTATATAGCTCCGTACCTAAATAGTTTTGTACGTGCATATCTTGTGCTGTCTCTATGAATTGAAGCATAGAATCAGGGTCTACTGAACCTGATATAATAGACTTCTTTTTTACGTATGTATCTGAAACGAATAAAGCCTTTGCCATTATTTATTATTTTTTATGTTAAATATATCTTTTATCTTACTTAGTATAGTAGCCTTGTCTTCTTCTTGTGTAAATATAGCTTCTATCTCTGCATCAGTTATCTCTTGAGATGATAATTTCTCTCCTGTTTCAATCTCTCTAGTAGACTTGTTCTGTACGTTATCTAAATCACTAAATTCAATTGGTTGTAATGTTCTGAAGTATAAGCTTAAGTAAATCTTGTTTACAGCTAATATCTTATTTAAAGCATCTATAATGTTTTGTTGGAATGGTCTAATAACAATGTTATCCATTAAGTTAGAAGCAACCTTAAGTTCTTCTGCATTATTACCAAATCCTGTATTATCTTTAATCCCTAAAAGGATTGGAGATACAATACCGTGACCTAACATTATCTTTTCTCTACTTTCTTCTGATAAGAATTGGTATTGAGCGTGTGCATCAGGTAAATGTACAGGGTCTATATTAGCAGCGGTGTCTTTATCTTCATTAAAACTTAAGATAAATTTACCACTGTTAGAGCTACCACCAAACTTAGATGCTATCTTACTTTCTATTTGACCTTGCACTTCGTCAGAAGGTACTCCGTTATTAAAGTTAATTAATAAACTAGGCTGTAAACCATTTTCTATATTAGATAAGTGATAGTTGGATACCTCTTCCTCTAGCTGACTGTACTGTAAAGACGACTGATAATCACAAGGAGAGTAGTAGTAGAATGAACTTGTATAAGTTCTTACTACAAATACCTCTGTAGTATCACCTTTGGCTCCGTTACCAAATGTAGGTATTCTTCTAGGCTTATCAGAAGTCTTTTTATTCTTCCAATCAGGGTGATAATAGTATGCTTTTATAACACCTGAAGTAGTTTTCTCTGCTCTAAGAGTCTCCATAGGGTGATGCTTAATAGCAACTACCTTGGTTTTGTTTTTGTTGTATAATACTTTAAAGCAACCTTGACCTAATAGTTTTCTATCTCCAACTACCTTTCTTAGTTCTCCTTCGTCTATAAGTTTTTTCATTTCGATGTAAGAATCTCTATTGATATTTCTATCAACAGCATCTAATCCTCTACCGTAAATCATATCACTAATACCGTTAATACAACGTGCATTAGTAGGAGACCCTAAGAATCTATCTACTAAGTCATTGAAGTAATCATTGTTAGTTCCATACTCTACATAATCTTTACCTGAGTACTCTTTTACTGCAGGTCTTTCATAGCTAGACAAACTAACTATCTTTAAATTACTTTTTTCTTTACTCATATATTTTAATTTCATCAGAGTCAGTAGCTACATCTATAGTAAACTCTCCTTTATTAATACTGTACTCTTCGTTATTAGAGCCTGTTACAAAAGCTTTGTCTTTAAATATAACTTTCTTGTTAGGCTCAGCAGAAGGAGTTGTTAAATAACACCATTCTTGCGTGTTAGAATCAAATTCATAATCAGATGAAGATTGAGATACTTCCATAAAGTAATATGCCCCTTCTATTAAAGAGGTAAATTCTAAATCAATAGAAATGCCTTTACCTGTATCTTTATGTGAAGATGCTGTAACTGTCTCTACAGTGTTAGTTCCATCTCTAGTTATCTTTACATCGATATCTAAGAAAGGGTTGTAGTTTCTAGGTATAATAACTATGTTATTAGTAGCTATATCTTTATCTAATAGTTTCATACTATATAATAAGAAAAGTCTATTTTTGTTTTTATTGTATAAAAAAAAGGCTACCGTTAAAGTAGCCTTTTCTGCAATAGTATTTAGTATTTATTAAGTACCTGATACAATACTTCCACCTGCATCAACAAGGTTAGTATCTAAGAAATTAGCAGGAGCTTTCTCCATACCTGTTAAGGTAAGAGTATAACCTGACATATCACCCATAGCAGTACCTGTAACAATAGTACCACCTGTAACTTCCATTCCGTTGATTAAACCTGCAACGAAAAAGTTATCGTTTTGGTCTTCTACTACAACGTGAGGATGTCCGAAGGCTAATAATTTGATTTCTTTGTGGTCTTCTTTACTTAGTTTAGGAAGTGAAACTTCTAAAACTTGTTCAAAAGCAACAGTTCCATTTTCAGCAGAAGCTTGAATGTTCTGTGTTAAAGATGAAGAAAAGTGTACATCATATTTGTAAGCAGAAACAGTCGTTCCTAATGTATCAATAACATCTTCATCAGTACTGTTCATAACAATACCGTCAAAGTCTCCGTAGTTAACGAAGTATATATTCTTAATCCCTCCAACAGAACCCTTACACGGCTTCAATCTTCCTAGAGATAAATTTTCGCAAGACATATTTTATATTTTTTAAATTAATTAATTAGATTAAGTAATTGGGGAGCGTGAACTCCCCATTACATTTTTGCTATTAAGCGTACCAAACGATTTCAGAACCGATAGCGTAGTTTACAGCAGCAGTATATCGCATAACGAAACGTACGTTTTGTGAACCATCTAAGTCAGCCATATCTAATACTTTAATCTCGTTTTGGTCATTCATAAGACCTGTACCGAAATGTAAGTTAGAAGATTGAGCAGCAACCATATTTCCTGCAGGTAATCCGTTAGCCATAAAGATAGAAACTCCTTCGAACTGTAAGCTACCAAATCCTTGGTTAGAACCTTGGTTTAAGTAACCATCTCCACCACCTTGAAGTGCTAAAGAAGAAACGTAAGCTCTTAAGATATCAGAAGAAACGTATAATTTCAAATCTTCTTTTCCATATACAGTTTGAGGAATAGCGTTAACTACTTTTCTCATTTCAGCTTGGATAGTTGTTGCATCAACAGCAGCACCTGCTACGTCAATTACGTCAGCATCGTTAGCAAATAATGCTAAGAAACCATCGTACTCACCTTCGTTAGCGTCAGCACCATTCCAAAGAATAGATTCGTTAGCAGTAGCAACTTCAGCAACTGTCTTACCGATGATGTATTCAGCTAAAGATGGAGGTAAGTTATCGTGAGCAGATAATCCCATAGAGATTGCATCCCAATCGTCTCGGAAATCTTGCTTACAAAGAGTAAAGTTTACTTGAAATTCTTTAGGCTCAAGTGTGTTCTCAGTGATGTCAAGAGTTGCAGTTGGAGTAAAGTCACAAGTACCATCTTTAATAAGGTCGCTCATTTCTACTCTCTTTAAGACTTGCTTAAATTTGATGTTTGGTTTTACAGTTAAACCACCATTTCTAATAGTAGTTGGTTGTAATAACGCAGCAGAGATAAAAGGCATAGCTTTTTCTCCTGCGTATGTAGTTGTAATGTTTGTTGTTGTAGCCATTTTTTTTGCTATTTTTTATTTATTATTTATTAAAAAGTGTTTTGAAGACGTGGTCTTCGGTTGTTAAATTTCTGTTTTGAGCGTATAAGTAACTAGGTTTTTTCTCAAGTTCTACGTCAGGAGTATGAACTAAGTCATCAACTACCTCTTCAGATTTAGTTTCAATAACTTCTTCTTTTACTTCTTCAATAACCTCTTCAGATACTTCTTCTTTTACTTCTACTTCTTCTTTTACTTCTTCCTCTTTCACTTCTGATAATTCAGCAGGTACTTCTTGAGGAGTCGAAGGTGAAATGCTTTCCAATACTTTGGTGTACATTTCTTTTATTTCAGCTATCGCAGAATCAAACTCTACTTTTGAAACCGCTACAGGTACATCAACAGGAGCAGTCGAAGGAGCTTCTTCTTTTACAGCTTCCTTTGTCTCTACCTCTTTTGTTTCCTCTTCAGCTAAAACAACTTCTTCCTTTACTTCAATATTCTCAACTTCTTCGTTACCTAATGCTTTGCTAGAAAGCTCAACGATAGCCTTGAATAATTCTTTAGGGTTCTTCATAGTTTTAAAAATTACATTAATAATTATACATTATAATAAAATAGTATGGTAATTGTTTTATTTTCAGTCCCAAAGACCTGCTCTATCGTTATTATTGGTTCTAGGGTCAGAATTTGTTCCTGTTATTTCTATTTCAGTTACTCTTACTATGGTGTCTTCAGCACTAACTCCATTCTTAAGATTTATAATATCTCCTACAACAAAGTTTTCACCTTCTTTAGATACATTCTCAATAGACGTTACCTGTAGGTTAACGACACTAGCTTGTATAGCTGCTCCTGAGCCTATTCCTGAAGTAGAACTTTGAGTAAACTGTATTATTGCGTCAGGGAAACCTGAAACTACAGAACCTCCATCTATAAGTTCTAAAGCAAGAATAGTTCCTACTTCTATTACGCCTGTCTTGTTAAACGTGCTCCCTCCTGTTAAAGAGCCTAAGCCCTGACCCCAATAGTCAGGGGTCGGGCATTTTCTCTCATTACATTTTTTCATTGTGTAAGTATTTTTACACTTGCAATATTTAGCTCTCATTATGTTAATCCATTTATATTTACAGTTTCTATGTCATTAGAAACCATACTGTTTAATTGTAACTTAGTATAGTTTTGGTCTAAAGACATAACCTGATTTCTAATCATATTAGA